AGTTAATAGGCATAATCGATGTCGAACCCGCCTGAGAGGACGCTCAGGAAAAATTTTCCATGTGATTGGTATTGTACCCCCACATGGACGGTTCTGACGGGACTCCGAAAAGTCCTGGTTGTTTTGATCATTTCTCAAATGATTCAATATCTATTAGTTATAGCAAGGGTGCCTTTTTTGGCACGATGGGGTGGAAATCCCCCCAACTGGTGCGTTCGTATATATAGTCTGCACAATCAATTCAACGATCCCCTTTCCGATGCGTTTTTATGGAAAGGTTGGGTTGGCTGATTGAGACAGCCAATTCACTCTCAGCAGGTAGTGGGAACCTGACTTATAAACGACGAATTGTTACTCTCTATATATATGACGCCAGTGCTCTTTTGATCCCAATGTCTGGTCTCGTAAACCTGCTATGGCATTGTGGCTGGGAGCATCCAGTGATGAGCGGTTTTGAGGTGTAAAGCTTGAAGCCCACCGCGTTATCAAAGTATCCAGCACCTTTGGGTGTTAATAGCAAGATCCGGAGGGGCAGGGGTTAATACCCCCTGTCCCGTCGCACAGCAAATAATTACGAACCAATTCAACGCATCATTTCCTTTTTCTCAAAACACATTCAATACGAATCCATACGTTTCTGTCGTTGATATGAAACCGAATCTCCTTCTTCCCGAATTGGGTGAAACCTCACTAGATTGTCCGTTTACTTCCTTGACGGCTCGAAGCTATGTTGACAACATGCTAGCTTCTGGCCAAATGGTCAATGAACGTATTGTCGACGTGATTTCTACAGGTTCTGCTTGGTCTGGTGCATATTCCTATGAACCTATCCATGTGGTGCGAGTCCTTTCTTCTTCTCACGGACATTTTCATGTTCGTACTGAAGTCCTTGACATGCACCATAGACGTGTATTAATTCTCCCACACGGTTCGAGACGATTGCACAGTCCAACTGTGCCTAGTCTATACCGAGAAGAAGTTGAGAAAATGGTTAGCTCCCTGTGTAGTGATGAAAAACCACAATCTGCAGATGCTTCCATCGCTAGTTCGGTGGTTGGTAAGATTGCTAGTTTATTTACCACAGGTAGAAGCGCCAATGACGAAACTGCTTTTTCATCCGCTGTGTCCAACACAGTACGCGATCTTCGTGTCGATCATAAAATGACACCCCTCCAAGCATTTCGTTGGACTGTTCGCAATTGGAAAAATCTTCGTGATTCTCCAATTTGGAAACATGTTAGCAATTTGCTTGCCATTGGTATTGCCACTGGCTTTGCCCCCGAAAAATGGGGCACTCTGGAATTAGGTACTGTTAAAATCTTCCAGATCGTTCATCAGGACAGATATACTGACGCTTTTAGCATCATTGATGGTATAATGAATGCCACTGAATATTTTGTGGAAGCTGCAGTTGCTTCATGGGAAGTGGGGAATTTTCTTCCGTTCTTCTTTGAAAAACATATGGTGAACAAACTTGATGAGCTATTCGAGGAAATTCAAGATTCGGTTCCTCGCGCTCTACAAGGTGAACTTGGCTCCGTTGGAAACAAATGGAGTGAACTTGTTTGGAAGATTGAGCGTTGCACTTCGGCATTTAGAGAAGCGCGTAATTGCGCTCCCGCTCGATCTATTCACCGTAAGATCCTCAGTGATCGAGTCCAACTGTTGGAATCTTGGCGTTTTCAACTCATATCCTGCGTAAAAGCTGGTGATGTGGTCGCTCAACCGTTCGCCAATATAACAGTTGGACCCCCGCGATGTGGGAAGACTCGTATTACAAAGGATCTAATCAAGATTCATTCAGTGGTTTACGGAATCACTTTCTCTGAGGAGAAAGTGGCCAACATGGTCTCCGGAGATGAATACCACTCTCAAGTTCACAACCATACTGTTTACCTGGTCTATGACGATGTTGCAGCCAACAAACCCAAGTACGATAAAGCCATGGGTATTGTTGGCATCATTCAAAGCGTTAATAACATGCGTTTTGTCGCCGTTAAAGCAGAGGCTGAGCTCAAAGGTCGTGTGATGCCTGAGCTAGGTGCCGTTTTCGGCACCACCAACACCGACCATATGAATGCTTCGGTGTTCGCAAGTTCGCTGCCTGCTATTTGGCAACGCTATGTTCTCACGCGAATGCACACTCGCCCTGAATATTCCAATGTTGAGGGGGGTGTGAATGGTTCCAAAGTTCGTTTGTCACCTCCGGCACAGGTTGAATTTGGTGGCATCAAATATGACGACGTATCTCGGTTTGATATTTGTATCTCAGATGGTGGCCCTCACAGAGTTGCTACAGTTTCTGATGCAACGACTGGCGCTACAATTACGTTGTCCAATTTGAATGTTGCTGAATATTACTATTGGATGGAGCGCATCATGGCGAATCACATCGCGGACCAGAAAGAACATGTCGCTCGCATCAAAGGCACTAATTATTCCATGTGCACCACATTTAATCTCATTTGTTGCATTTGTCCGAAGCCTGAAGAGCAACAGGGTGGCACTGAAACCCCTGATGTACATAACATGGTGCTCACTCCTATTCCGGAAGATTCTGCCGAAGATGATGATGATATCATCTCTGACGACCTTGATTCTTTCGTGAAACCTCATCC